CATTTCAGTTCCGTCCATTTTTTCCCCTAATTAGTATAAGCGTGGGGTGCGTTTAAACACCCCACACCTACGGTTTTTATGTTTGCGCTCCGACTTTAACCCAAGTGCCAGTAGCGACTGTACAAATATACAATACGCCTGAACTTGTGTTAACGTACATAGAGCCTTTCACAGATGCGTGGTCAGGGGCACCCTGTCCGGTGTACATACGCACACCTCCAATAGCAGTGTATTGGAATCCACCAGCATCTTTTTCTGTAATCATTCCGACAGTTTTTTTATCAGAACTTGATTGTGCTGTTGCCATTATATACTCCTATTAGTATGAACTTGGTAGCCCTGTTATGATACCCTGATAGCGAGGAGCAGAACAGGTTAATGCCCCCAGCCATAGAACCTTCGCAACCCTAGCGTCTTGATTAAGAGGCTTTTGAAAGGGTTCAAATTTGAAGTTTCTCTTTCTGTGATGTCTGAATTGAATAAAGCTCTCGTTTAGAAAGAACATCATTCCATCAGGACAGTGATCGTCAGCGAACACTGGAATGTCACGGAACAATAAGTTCCTGAATCCAGCGTCAGCTTTGGAACCGGCAGATGCGCCAAAACGCTTCTGAGCTGTTAGAGACTCTTCATAAGCATCCAGTATGACTGGAGTGGTTACTATCATTGACGGACGTTGCCCATCGATAGTTAACGAACTCACTGCCTTACGTAGATGATCCTGAATGAAGTCAGCATCGCCGTCTGTTGCAAGGTCTGCATACGTTGGCGAGTTTCCACTAGCAACAATATAGCCACCATCCCACCAAGAATAATCTGTAGAGTTTATTCCACCAAGTGTGCGGTCGGCCTTGATAATGTGCTGTAGTCCAACAAACTCATCGCCTGAGCCTGCGCTAGTTCCGTATAACGTGTCGCCAAATAAATCCTTCATGGATTTTTCAGCGTTTTTAACTTTGGCCTCCAATAGATCGATTACTCTTTCCTTGCCGTCATTTAAAGCCTCTTCCCGACCTGAGATTGCGATAGTGGAATACATTTGTTTCCATTCATACTCTGCGTCGGTAAAAACTTCAGTTGGTGCAGTTGAAAGAACATCATATCCATCGTAAAAACCTTGGGCTCCATTCTTCCCGTATTCAACAGGCTGTAATACCTTGTTGCCACTGGCTGTAGCTTTAGATTTTTTTAAGAGGCGGTGGGTCAACACGTTACTGTTAAATATGTTATCTACCATCAAAGGAATATATTGATTCTTTGTCAGAGCAGATAAATTGTCATAGTTTAAAGCCATTTGACTTTACCCCCATTGTTAATATGATTTACTCAAAAAGCTGATAATCATTTAGAGCAATTTCCCTAGCGTGATCAAAGTTGGGTGACTTCGTAACCGTTGGGCTATGGTCTCCCTTCTTATTACTATCCACTTCGGGGATCGCCTTCAAATCGTCAGCATCCTTTAGTTTCTTTACAGCTTTCATTATTGCAGATTCCTCAGTCGCCCTAGCCTGTGCAAGAGTAAAGGCGTCTTCTAAGTCCGCTATATTGCGGTCTACGGCAATATCTAACACCTCAGATATTGCATCGCCATCATCCTTGAGCTCAGGGTGTGCCTGTACGAGATGATTGATCTCATTTGCAACCTGTTCTTTAAGTTGCATTTCCCGTACCTGAGCCTCTAGGTCGTTAATCCTACCGTCATCTTGTACGGCAGGCGCTTGCTCTTGAGCTGGTTCTGCGTCTTTTTCTGAAAACTTTACGGTTGACTCCTTGAAAAACTCATGGTCTTCGCCCAATACATCTTTCATGGTTTCCACAGTCTCTTCGTCCGTCATCACACCATTGATGCGGTCGAATTCAGATTGGAGCTCCTTCTCTCGTTCAGAGAGCTCTTGCGCCTTTTGAGTGTTTGACCTTTGCCATTCACCCTTATTCTGAGAGTCGTTAAGAGCCTCAGTTATCTGTTCCGCTGTGTATGTCTTCCCATCAACTTCAAACTCGTTCATTTGAACTTGATCGGGTTGACCTTCTTCCGTAGGAACTGTCTCTTCAGAACTTTCGGGTTGCTCAGTTGCCTGAGTCTCTACTGGTTCGTCAGTCGTTACCTCACTGTCGGGCTGGCTTACGGGCTCGGCTGTCTGTTGCTCCCCCTCATCGGGTGTAAATAGGGAGTCAGCAACCTCACTAGTTATCACTTCACCGTAAGTGCCACCTTCTATGTTCTCACTCATAGCATGTTTCTCCTATAATTGTAAGAACTGCATTATCGAAATCTTATATGCTATACACATCTAAACTAAACAAAGCGTACTATACTTTATCAGCTAACTCAGGGTTTTCCATAAGTGTTTTGTATATCTCATCTTCATTGCCCCCAAGCTGGTCAGGGGTCATTGGTTGCTCTGCTTTTTCTTTTTCCTTGCGTATATGTTCTAGTAATCTTTCCTTTGAAGGCATTTCCATGTTTTCAACAATATACTCAGGGTCGGTTACTATACCCAGTTGAGCAAGCTGTAGAATCTTGTTCTCTACGAACATTCTGTTTTCAGGTAACATACTGCCCGCCTTCGCCCGAACCATTAAATCTATATCTCGAAACATTACACCGATCATGTCACGGGGCTCCGTTACGCCGTCGTTACCCACATAGTTTACCCTGACAACCTGATTACCAAGATACTTAAACATAGCAACCCACATAGCCCCAAGTACCGATATTGCCTGATCTAGCGTACGTGATTTAAAATCTATTTTTGTTGTGCTGGCCTGCCTGTATATTTGAGCCTGAACACCACTATTAACATTACTCGCCTCTTTCCCCTGTGTCGCCTTATTTATACCACTAACGGTCTCAAACACATCATTAAGTAATTGATAAAAATTGAAGACATAGTTGGGCATACTTGGGGGTGACTGCATCTGAACATTTCCTGCGCCCTTCTTTCGTATGATCTGTGCAGGCTTATTAGATATTTGATTCTCTACACCCGTCGTTTCATCTACGATCCACATTGGGTTTGCTGTCAAATGAATATTGTCCATCACCTGAGAACTGATTCTGTCCATGGCTAAATTGAGAGACTTTAATCTTTTTGGCTCAGGCTTCCCCCAAAATGAGTGGGGAGAGCCAGTATTTTTGATTGCAACAAAGGGGAATGGGTGTGGGCAGTGATTCTCTTTGTTAAAGAAGGGGTATTTAGTTTGCCCGTCATACAATAAAATTCCGTTGCTTACAACAACCTGCCTCATGCCGTTTGGGTATTTCATCTTAGAGGTTTCTTTGCCATCCTCTGTCACTACATATTCTTTACTGGGGTCTCTCATGTAGCACTCAACAACAAGTGCACGGGGCTCTAAATCTTCCATAGCCTTACCATAGCCCTCATAATAATTTGTTTCAGTCCCCTTTGTATCTGTTACCTGAATTTTATCATCACCAAAGTTTGACTTACCCATCTTGGTGGCCTCCTACTTGTCTAAATCTGACATGGCCTTCACATGTTTGCCATTGGCAAATCTTTCTTTTATCTCATATATTGGCATAGCTGAGGCCAAACATACCCACTCTGCGTTTTCCAGTTTGGTTGCGGAGGGGTTGATATAAAAATTAAAAGGATCAATGATGTCGCAATCGGGCATGTCGTCTGCATTGTTCCAGCTCGTTTTTATAATCCCCGTTCCATAAACAAGATAGTCGAGCAAAAATTCAGGAATTAAATTCTGCATGTCTCTTATCTTCCAGAGCTCATCCATGAACGCTTGCAGTGTGTCGGCGACATTGCTCCCCTTATCATCACCAGTGACAGAAATGATATCTATTTTGGGGGGGCGAGATGTTAGAATTGGGATCATTGTATCTATAGCTGAGGCAATTAGGTCAACCGTGATTTGGTTTTTGAACTGGGGCATATTCATACCTTCCCAGTGATTGCCCTGATATAGTCCCTCTGCCTCCCGCCATAGCTTGGTCACGGAAGAGCGTGCCTTTCTTGCCATCTGAAACATGGCCTCACAGCGCTTAACCGTCTCCATATCTTGAGGGGTGGGCTTATAATTTTCTGAAGTCTCTAGCATAGATTTTCCTTTGGGTAATCTTGTGGGAATGATTCAATTGCCACGAATCTTGTTGCAACCGCCAATAGCGCAACCTCGTATTCGTGCATCTCACTGCCCTTTAGTTGTATATTATCAGAACCGCAAGAGGGCATCGTAATTTCGTGGATGGAGCCGATATCATCGAACACAACCACTGTAACTAATTTCTTACCCCGTCCAGATTGCTTTCCATCGCCAATAATTTTTCCAACTCCCTTTGTAAATAAGGCTTAACAGTATCTTTACTCGGCCTACCGATATACATCAGCCCATATCTGAGAGCATCTGGAGCGTGATCTTCTTGAGTCGTATCTACGTCCTCCGGCTTTTTTTCTGAATGAACTAACATTGGTAGTGTCCGAATTATATTTTTGCAATTTGAGAAAAATTTAATACGGGGCTCACGTTTATCCTCATCATTCCATTCTAAATATTCACGAACCAAGTTCCATCCGCTAATTCTGTCGTTATTTGCCCTATTTACCGACACCCCATCAAAGAGCATAATGTCAGCAATAGACATATGGGTGGGTAAGGCATTTGACCAGTTGTTAGTATTTTGGGGGTTTCGTATCCACATACTGGGATCAGCTACTGTGTTTTGATATTTTTCATCCCCACTTAATTCTTTAATCTTTTTAATGTGGTAGCTTAAGGTCTGACCTTTTTCATAGTGCTCTCTATATACCCATACACAGCCGTCATAATCCACAGCAAGCCATAGAGTAGCGAAATAATTAGCAAAGCCATAGTCAATACAGCGGTAACGATACCAGTCATCAGGGATTTTAAAAGGTTTAACAACATGTTTCTCGTTCCTCCACTTATTAAAATACTGTCCGCTGAAAACATCCCAATCCCCATCCAGCCATGCACGACGCAATTCTTCAGGTAGACCCTCTAGGGTTTTAACATAATTAGGGTCGGTTTTCATAAGGGTAGGATTATCGTAAACACGGGACGGAATAAATATTCGTGTTCTTCCGGTAATGGGGTCTATATACTCTTCCTCTCGTGCAACGTCCACAAACCGTTGCTTAACCCACATATGCCCAGTACCGCCGGGATTAGTTGTACAGAACACTTGGGGGACTAGCCCCTTTACCGTAGAACGGCACGTAGATATAAGACGTAAATAGTTTTCCTCTTCAGGAATAATAGTGAGCTCTTCAATAAGAATTTTATGGTATTCGTGACCCAAATATTTATATGTGGCGTCACTGTCTGCTAAGTGACCTGTCCTGATCTTTGCGCCACTGGGGAAAGTAAATTCGGCAGGATTTCCGGTAACCCTAACGCCTAAACTCCTATAAAACATTTTGGCACGATCAATCCAGTCACGTAAGTCGTCATAGTTTCTCCGAATGACAAGCGCCCTGTACTTCTCACTCTCTAGATATGTGGGCTCAATCAGCCAAGCGAGTCCTGCCTCTGTCTTGCCCCCGCCTCTCGCACCACCGTAAAGGGTTTCAAAACAGGTCTGCTGGAGCGCAGTTGTCTGTGCACCCTCATGGGGTTGCCATATTATTTTTTCAGGCATCTAGGCTTCCGCAGATATATCCCGTATTACCTCCTCAGCAACACGATCCACCTCAGTTTTGACGGGGGGGGTTGCCTTTATCTTCTTTTCAGGGAGGACAATAACACCTTTATGTAACTCACCGCTGACCTCCATCTCAACACTCTTAAGATGCGGGGCAATCCGGTCTATAAGTGCGTTAATAGCTTTCCATTGATTTTCGTCACCATCTGCCATTGCGGTGTCAAATATTTTTTGTAGAAGTGTGGGGGTTTGTGGATGATTTCTAATCCATTCTCCCCATGACTTCGCTAAGTTTTTCTTGTTTTTCATTTACAATATTCCCTGTGACAATTACTAACTAGACCACACGCACATGTGAAGTCCCCATCGGCGGGCACGGGGGTCGGTCACCCAATATTTATTAAAAAAACACTCCATAATTACTCCCGATCCTACTCTCATTATCATGTCTCTCCTCGACAAATCGAGGGTATCTATCCCGCCCCTAGATCATCACCCTATACAATAAGGCCACGATCATTACTCATAATGCTTTCCCAAAACGAAAAAGTGTGCCTGAATCGGGTGCATAATAACTGCAACAGTGACCCTATCCTAATACAATCATCCTAACTGTATCACGACGAGTGAACCAATCTTATTTAATTAATTCTAAAATAATGCTTGACACATGTGTGACATTTGTGATACA